CCAGATAAAGTAATCGCCTCCGCATTTGCCAGTTTGTAATAGCGGAAGTATTGATTACCAATAGCACCATAGGCACTATTCAACTGAATCTTTCTTGCCATCTGTATATTGTTACATCTGGAAATCTCTTTCTCAAGTTTCTTTGTGGGGGTTTTTTCATACTGCTGTTTAGCAGCAAGCATCTTCTTCTTATAGACAGTACGATCTTTGTATATCTTTTCCATAATCTCTGGAAGGAAACCACGAACATCCTTCCGATACATTGCTCCGTTAGGACAAACTGCACTGTCCTTGTACAATTCAAAGTTTAGTTCTTCCGAAAGAATTCGATCAACCGAAGCTGTTGGATGTCTGTCATCTTTGATTGTTTCGGGAGAGATATTATACTGCATAATGAGATGAGGATACAGACTATTAAGGTCAAACGATACCACCCAATCATACTTTCCCGGAATTGGTTCTTTGACATAAGCACCTGCGTATTTTGTATCCTTATTGGATCTATTCTTTGGAGGAATAACAATGTTCCTCTTCTTTAGATAGTTATAGATTATTGTGTCCCACATACGCACTTGTGAGAATACGTCAACATAGTTTGCCTTTGCGTCATATGCCATTGTGATTGCAAGTTCAATCAACTTCATCTTGTCCTCAAGACGGTCAACAAGTTCTACGTCAATGATGTTATATTCTACAAACTTCTGCCAACCATTTGTATAGAAGTCTTTGAATGTATCATACTCAGAGTGATCAAGTTTCTGCTGACCAAGTTCAACCTTTGCAATATAATCAAGACGATATGATTCCTGTGCCTTGTATGTAAACTTCTTGTATAGATTTAAGTAATCAAGTTGAGTGATGCCACCAACGTCATATGCAATATTCTTACGACCTGCAATATAGATTTCATCTTCAGTTACTAGACCCCAAGGAGATAATCTTTTTCTTAACTTCTCACCAAGAACACGATCAAGTCTACGTGCCAAATATGGTATATCATACAGTTCAATATTCCAACCAGTAACGACCTCTGGTGTATTCTCTTCCATCATCCACCAGTTGATAAAAGCATTTAGAAGATCATACTCAGAATTGAATGACTTGTAAATGACATTATCTTGTTTATTATTAAATGGGCCTTGTCCCCAAGTGCGAATCTGTTTTGTTGTATAATCCTGTATTGATATGAGTAGGATTTCTTCAGCAGCAGATTCTACATCAGGGAATCCATTCTCTGACTTCACCTCAATATCAAGAGTGGTCAACTTGATCTTACTAATATCAAACTTAACTTCTTCTTCGGGATACATCTCTGAGATGTATTGGTAGATATATCTGTCATTACCATACACACTAAAGTTTTCTACACCATCATATCTCTTGATAAACTCACGGGACTCACGTACTGTTCCGGGTTTGACTGGTTCAACAGAGTCACCTGTCAATGTCTTATACTTTGACTTTCTTTTAGACGGAACAAAAAGAGTAGGATAGAACTTCTCACGGGTCATGAAATGTTTACCATTTTCATAACCACGAACAAGAAAGTTGTCGCCTACAAGTTGTACGTTAGTGTAGAACTTCATTGAGCAATCACATCAAGATACTTTGATAGTATAGCAGATGTTGGAGCAACTATGGTCATAATGCTATCAGAATGTATCATCATTTCATTCTGTGCAGTAAAGTCTAACCATGATGCCATATCATAGTCATTCGCATCCTTTGAGATAACCTCAGTCATCTTTACTGGATTGATTAGTTTACAATCAGGCCCACCAAGTTCAGTGTCAACTTCTATGATTTCAGAAATGATAATATCACCATTCTTGAGTAGAAGGCATTTAATTTGTTCTTGCATTTGTTTTTTGGTTATACATGTTTACAACATCCTGTATAGGATTAACTAAAGCAACCACTTGATTAATTGCGACAGGTATTTCATCATCAGCAGCAACTGTAATCCAGTTGGATAATGTGACCTCTACTGATGCCTCACCACCAGTATCCTGTTCAAGGAAAGCAATGGGTGCATTGTAACTAAGTTTTTGTGGTTTATTGAATAGATATGCAACTGCTTTATCTCCCGATAAAACCTCAGTCACCTCTGCAATAATTTGATCGCCCGATTGAAGAAGAGCAAGTTTAATTGTCATTGTGTTAATAATTAAAATGGTAGATTCCTATAGCCGCTTATGCTGAACCTACCAAAGGGCATAACCGCAGCCAGTATTTCTCTGACAAATATATTATACCACAACTTCTCCGATTGTCCAACAATCGTTTCCAATTAAACTCATTGCATCATTTACGTGCTCTTTAGAAACTACAACGCAGTATCCAATACCCATATTAAATACTCTCCACATCTCTTCTTTTGATATATCACCTGCTAACATAATCTTGTTAAAGAGATCGGGTATTTCCCATGAGTTCCAATCGATTAGTGGTTTTAATCCTTTGGGTAAACATCTTGGTAAGTTTTCTGGAAGGCCACCACCTGTAATATGTGCCATACCAAGAATAGGAATCTTCTTTGCAAGATATCTAATCAAAGGTGCGTAGATACGTGTAGGTGTTGCTAACTCTGGCATATCCGCAAATGCAATTTTTTGTCTCCATAACATATCATTGATTAGACTAAAACCATTACTATGAATACCACTACTTGCAATACCAATTATCTTATCACCCTCCTTAATTTTACTACCATCTATAATCTGATCTTCCTCTACAACTCCTGTACAAAAACCTGCTAGATCATATTTCAGTGAATCATACATACTTGGCATTTCTGCTGTCTCTCCTCCCAACAATGTGCAACCTGATATCACACATCCATTAACAACACCTTGAACAATTTCTTTTAATTTTTCTGATTCTAATTTACCAATAGCAATATAATCAAGAAAATATAATGGTTCAGCACCGCAAGTAATTACGTCATTTACACACATGGCAACCAAATCAATACCGACGTTATAATGCTTATCCCATATCTGTGCAATGTTTAATTTAGTTCCTACACCATCTGCACCAGATACTAATACAGGTCTCTTATATTTCTCAGGTATTTTCATCATACCATTGAAACCACCAAGTCCACCCACGACCTCAGGCCTGTGAGTGGACTTGACTGAATCTTTAATACTATCTACAAAAGCATTTCCTGCTTCGATATCTACACCGGATGATTTGTAATCCATATAATAAGTACAATAAACTTATTATATCATAAAACTACTTTTTTGCAATTAGTTGTTTTCTGAGTGCGTTTGATATCACTGGTAGCATTTTTGATAACACTGAAAGGTGATAAGATTTTCATTAGAGGTACTCCTTTTTAGTATGATGATCTGGTATGACTTTTTGAAGTTTTACAGTAAGTAAACCATCTTCAAGATTAACGTCCTTTACTTCAGTATCATCAGAGAGAGTCCAAGATCTTGTGAATGATCTTTGTGCTAGTCCTCTATATGCATAATCTGTTTCCTCTTTGGTTTCTTTAGAACCTTCAATTGTTAGTTTACCATACTCTGTATAAACTTTTACTTCTTTCTTTTTAAATCCTGCGAGTGCAACTTCTAATCTTGATTCGTGATTAGAAATATTAATCAAGTTATATGGCGGATAGCTGGGATTTAAATCACCATTAAAAAATCGATCAAAATAATCATCTAGTCCTATGCTGTTCTTTGAAATCTTGTCAACAAGATCTGGTAAATTTGCAGCATGGTATTTCTGTAGGGCATTCATAATAGTTCTCCTATGTAAGCGAGTTTAGTTTTGTCCCCGAAGGCGACACTACTATTTATACCATAGACACAAAAAAAGGGGATGTTGAATCCCCTACATCTTATACAGTTTCCTCTACCTTTTTCTTTTTTGATCCAATATTATATTTTGTTTCCAATATCCATTCGTCCTTATCCTTATAAGATAATACCTTGATTTGATTTAGTGGTGCTACATCTTGTATAGTATCAGAACTAACAATACCTACAAGTCCCCAGTCAACTAATAACTGTGCTATGCGATTCCTACGTTGAACATCATTCGTAGTAAGATTTGCATGCTTACCATCTAATGCAAATAATTCTTTGAAGTGTACTAAAAAATATCTACCCTGTTTATGAAGAATGTGACAGGACTGATATATCTTCTTCTCTTTTCTGGATGCTACACCTATTCGAGTCAATGTCTCTCTTACTTTAAGAAAGTCGACCATTTGGTCAGGATTCCATTTCACCTCTGGTTCCTTAAGAACACTCATTGTCTTCCTCCAATATCAAGTTTAGATTTAATAAAATTCAGTTGTTCTTTTGTAAGAATTTTTAGAATCTGTTCCGCTTTAGCATTACTACATTCATAGTATGTCTTGACACTATCAAGTTCTTTGATCTTGTCTTTACGCAACCAAGGAGAGAATCTTTTCTTCTTCCTCACTATATGTATAAGAAAATCATGTTGCATCTTTTTAGACAAAAAAGGATACTTATTCATCTCATTAGCAAGCATCACAGTGTCAAGATGTCCTGACAAACACTTGTTTACTATGAAGGGAGGATATTCTTTTTCGATTGATGGATCTTCATCAATCAAGTTCTTTTTGTTTAGGTTGATTGAGTTCAACCAGTCTTTCAATTCTGCCATGATAATAAGTATAGATCAAATGCCTTGATCTTTTTGACTTTCAAAAAAATCCTGCATTGTTGACTGCAGTTGCCCTTTGTTTTCTTTCGGGTCTAATTTATTATAACCTTTTTTCTTCTTCCAGTCACCATACATTGCTTGAAGATGCCATGAATCTGTAAGACTG